ATACGTTAATCGAATTGTATCTAAGGGCTTCGATTCGAGTGGTAGAAGAAAATGCACACGTTACGCTATTAGCGTCAACGGTTACGCAGGTCTTCGATACTATTCCCGCACCTGGTCAATATCTTGACCTTTCTTTGCCGCTTACGTCGCTTACTTCGATGTCTTATAATACAGTAGAGGCCCCCGCCGATTTTACGACATTCACGGGCGGCGTAAATGATGCTGGTTATAATAGGCCGCGCATTTACGCCCCCGATGGATGGCCTGACGGGTGGCAGTTTAAAGTGATTTACGCAAGCGGATACACAGCCGAAACGATACCAAAACCGCTAATTGTTGCGGTATTGCTTACGCTATCCGATATGTACGAAAACCGCACAGACAGCGTAAAGCAGTTGCCGACGGCGGTCGATCATCTTATTCAGCCATTTAAAGTGATGTCGAAGATATGAATAAGAATGAAAAAATCGGGGTTATGGATAGGGAAATTACTATACAGCGGCGCGAATTGGAAGAAAACGCTTTTGCCGAACGCGTGGAGGTTTTTACCGACCTTTTGACAGTTTGGGCGGCGGTTGAATATCCTATTTCACGGCAGGATGAGCAAATAATGGACGGGTTAAACCTTACGACTTCGCCCGTTAATTTTACCATACGCGATACTGATATAACGGTGAAAGATCGGATTGTTTACGACGGCGAGAATTACGATATTATAAATATTGCACAAATTGGCCGGAATGATCGGCTAAAAATTACAGCGGTAAATGTCGAATAGTACACAGCAGGAGGTTGCGCAATTAATCGGGGAACTGCGCGAAATAAGCAAAAAGGCGAAGTCTGACACGTCGCGCATTTTGAAAGTATCCGCAAAGCCGCTCGTTAACGCGCTGTTTATTGCAGCACCGCATGGCCGGAAGGTGCATAAGCGATACAGTACGGTAAAGCTATCTAAAAAGATACGGGCCGGACGTGGCAAAGGTACGGTAGTTGCTACTTACGCTCCAGGCAACTTAGCTGCATCATTCGCGGTGCTGGCATTAAAAAAACAGGATTACCGGGTAACGGTCGGGGCAAAACTGGCAAAAGGCAGCGCAAAAGGTGATTTCGGGCCGCATGGCAGGACAGACGGGTACTATGCCCACATGGTCGAGAAAGGAACGCGAAATATGACAGCGAGGCCGTTTGTTGGCCCGACGTGGGCGCGAATGAAGGAGCCTACAAAAATACTGATTGTGAATAACCTAAAAAAGAAAATAAAGCGACTTAAAAAATGAACATACAGGGGCCACTTAGAAAAATAATTGCGGACTATTCAGACGCTTTTGACATTTTTGGTGATCGGGTTTTCCCGGTTGTGGCTCCGCAAACCTCGTCTTATCCGCTTGTCGTTTTGACGGTTACGGGCAACAATCCAGCACCGACCAAAACGGGAACGTCGAAAGTAGATAACGTGGTGGTAGAATCCAGGGTGTACGCTCAAACATTTGAAGCGTGCGCAACGGGAGACGAAACAATGAGGATAGCAATAGACCAATTTAGGGGCGACGTTACATTCATGAGCGAAGTTACCGCGATCGACGGTATCAGGTACGAATCTACGCAGCAGGGAATAGAGCCTGATTCTATGCTTTATGTGAGTGTCAGTACCTACACAGTGAGAATAAAACGGGACGGATTGACCGGCCAAACATATACAAATTTGCAGTACTTCGCCTCGGATGATGAGGCAATTGCAGCAGGATTACAAGTAAATGACATTTACCGCCTTTCGACTAATAATTTTTACGGAATGAAGGGCGGAACAGTAGTAACAGTTGTACAATAATGAAAAACATATTTTATATTCTTATCGCGGCGTTTTCGCTGATTCTACACGCTAAATGTGTAGGGCAAAATAACATCGTTTACGGTGCGGGTATTTCGTACACAAACGGAGTACCTACATTTGTGCCGCCGTCAAAATCGGCGCGTGTTGCGATTGACACGGTGACAAGTAAATGGTACGAATACGCAACGCCGGGCGGCTGGCGTTGGTCAGGTGATCGTGTACAGGATATTTCAGGTTGTGCCGCACCTGCTTACACGCCGGGAAAAGCGCAAAGCCGTCTTGTTCTTAATTCCTGCACAGAGGCCCAAAACGGTCACGGGCCGGAATTGTACAAGTACACAGGTTCGGCTTGGTTGTGCCTTAATTGCGGGGGAAATTACACGGCTGGTACTGGCATAGATATAACAGGAACCGAAATAACGAACACCGCACCCGATCAGGTCGTGAGCATTGCCGGGGCCGGGATTAATGCCGTAACAGGCACTTATCCAAATTTTACCGTAACAGGTACGGAGGTGGACGGTAGTGTTACCAATGAGCTGCAAACGCTTTCGGTTGCTGGCAACAACCTGACAATTTCCGACGGCAATACGGTAACGCTGCCAACGCCTTCCAGCACTTTGGACGCGCTAACAGATGTCACAATTACGGCACCGACAAATAATCAGATACTGCAATACAATACCGCTGGGAGCCAATGGGTAAACGCGACTTTGAGCGCTATTACTGGCACAGGCGTAACAAACAGGGTTCCTGTTTTTTCAGGCACTAATACGGTAACTACTGACGCAAATTTTTTAATTTCATATTCAGACGCTAATGGAATAAGTCAAGCAATAGGTTCGTACTCAAATTACGGACAAATACCCGCCTTTATTGCTCCGTATATGGGGCAAAATGCGCGCGTTATTGACGGGACAGGCGCGGTTAAGGTGCAGACGGCAAGTTTTCCTCCTTCAATGATAGCCCTAACAGATGCCGGGGGGCTGTCTTATTACGCATCATCTACAAACCTTGCAGTAAATACAAATGTTTTTACAAATACATATCTAAAGTTTAGGGTATTTAAAAGCGGTGAGGTATTAATTGGAGGTCCTGCGTCTAACGCAGCGGCAAAGTTAGAAGTAATAAGCACAACGCAGGGCGTTTTATTCCCACGTATGACCGCAACGCAGCGCGATGCAATCGCATCACCGCCGGACGGCTTGGTAGTATACAATACGACCGCCGCAAAATTACAAGTCCGGGCCGCTTCGGCATGGGTAGACCTTCACTAATTCAAACAAAGAAATATGAAACATTTATTTGCAATTATCGCGCTTTTTTGCGCCTTTTCCGTATCCGCACAAGTTGCAGAGGATACAACCTATTTCGCAAAAGAGAGCGGACAATGGTTTAAAATTCGCGCTATCCAATACGCAAACCAAAACCGTAACCTGAATTATGAATACATTGGCGACAGCATTGCGCTGTACAACTACAATCTTAATGCACAGGTCCAACGGGTTGCCGATATGGCGGTTGAGGTACAGAGCGTCGCAAAGTTCACAAAAGAACTAAACCAGGTAATCGCGATCAATACCCAAACCCGCACAGTGTCCGGCAAAAACTTTTTAGATAGTATTTATTCTCAAAATAAGGACTGGTATCTGACAGGTACGTGGGCAATGAGGGGCGAAGATTCAGGAACGTTTGCATTTTCTGAAACAGCCGCCGGACAGCTACGTTACTCATTCAACGGCGGCACAGCGCGAAACGCTACACCGTTCGGGAAACAGGCCGTTATTCTCAATGGATACCCGACAACCGGTAAAACGACCGTATTGTGGTTTGACGGCAAAAGCTGGATGATGAGAGCAGACGCAAAGCTGCGCATTGTCAGAACCGACCCAACCGCCCGAAAATGAGAACCGCTGCATTAATGCTGCTAATCCTGTGCAGCCTATCTGCACAGGCGCAATACAGAATCACCCGCTCAAAACTCGCCGGGTGGGGCATGGTAGCGGTGGCCGGGGCAGCGGATGGAGCGGTAAACGGTTACGAGTTTGACGGACGTAAAAGTTTTGAGCGAAAATTCAACGTAAGCAAAACGGGGTATTTCGGTTCGGAAAGCTGGAAAAACGTCTACAAAAACGGTGATCCTGAGCAGGGCTTTAAGTCGGGATTTCACCGAAAAATGGGAGCCTTTGATTTCTACCACCATGCCGACGATCTTAGGAAAATCGGCTACATATCAGGCGGGGTTGTTATCGGATTAAACGCACACAGGAATACAAATAAATGGCATACGGTGGCAGATTTTGCAGTCGGTTTTGCCGTTTCATCTTTAACCAAATCCGCTGCGATGTGGTGGATTAGAAACTAAAAAAGCATGAACAAGGAATTTAATTTATCTGAATTGATCGCCGTTGTTGCCGACAATACCGGGCTGATAAAAAGCGACGTGAACGCCGTACTTGTAAACGCTTTCAAGGAATTGGCTGAACAGGTGGCGACAAACCCGCAAAAGCGCGTCGAAATAAACGGCTTGGGCGTCTTAAAACTCAAAAAAGTAAAGGAGCGGGCAGGCGTTGCGCCAAACGGCGAAAACTACACAACGCCGGAGCATTACCGCGTCAAGTTCGTGCCGTCTGCTCTGTTTTTGCGTAATGCAAATGAAGTAATAACAGATTTAGGTGTAATGTAAAAAGCAAAATATATGAGCGACAGATATAAGTTTTTAAAATCATGGACAGATACAGGCAGCGGCAAAACATTTGCACCCGGCGCGGTTTGCCGTATGTCCGAAGG